ACCACCACCAACTCTATACTTAATAAACATAGTAGTATTAGCTGTTGGTGTTATCCCTAATGATAAGTTATTAATGAAATCACCAATTTGGTTTACCAATGCTTTATTATCGTCAAAATCACAAAGACTACTAGTATCTTGTGTTCCACCACCAAAGGTTAACTTAGTAAAACCTAAATCAGTATACTCTCTAATAAATTTTCTATCAATGGTTATATATTTCCCTGGTTTTATACCTGCATTATCACTAACTTTACTATTATCATCAATGAAAACTTTATCTTCAGCTAAAGCTGGTACTTCCCACCATCTTAAATCTTCATCTAAGAATTGGTCTAGGGTAGGGTTTTTAGTGTAATTGGTACCATCTAATGCTATAATAGACTCTACAGATAGTACATTATCATCTGGTAGTATAACCTCTAAAAATGGTTTAACATCTGTAGCGTTTATAACTCTTTTGAATATTTTAGTAAAACCGTTTGTTACAATTTCTCTTTTAGTTAATGTATAATTAATAATATTATTATTAGAATCAAAATTAGGTATGATTAATCTATTAGGTATCCCACCAACTGTAAATGGACTAGAGAAATCGATATCTTGATTCGTTTCGAAAATCTTACCAGCACCACTAACCTGTGAACCTGTTCTAATAAGTGGGGCGTATGAAATATCAAATGTATCACCCAATACTGGTACTGTTACTGAAAAATCTACTATTGTTACTGATGGTCTTTTACCTGGGATGTTTAAACCAAAGGTTCTAGCCATTGATAGAACTGATTTTCTTTCTTGAGCGTAATCTATTTGTGTTTCTTGGAACATTCTATCGGTATTAAACGATAACATATCCCCAACAGCAGCATTTAGCTCTAAAATCATCATACCAACTGATGCATCGTTAAAATCGTTAAAAATATCTGGATAATATTGTCTAACCATATTGATTAGGTCAGTTCTGATGTCAGCGAAGTTCCTAGATGTGTATTGTATACCTTGATTTGCCATATTTATAAGTTTATTATTACGAAATCTTTAGTGTTAAACACTTCATCCGTTATTATGTAATCTATCCTAACAACAGCAGCATGTTCACTATCTTCTGACTGTGTAACTGATACGTTAGTTATTTGTAGTTTTGGTAAGAATTTTTTAACTACAGCTGTTATATCTTCCTTTATCGCTGAAAGGGTAAATTCATCCTCTGGTTCGAATATAAACCTAAGTAAATCTGTACCAAAGTCAGGGTTATATAGTCTTTGACCCTTTCTAGTCAATATCAAATGTAATAGGTCTGCTTTAATTGCTTGACTGTCTTCATCGTTTAAATCTAAGAAAAACCCCTTGGTACTGTCCTTGAAGGGGTAGTTTATATTAATATATTTCCCGTTAGCCATATAATGTGTTGTTTATTACATAAATATTATAATAAAAAGTTTTTATAAGTAAATAATGAAATAAACCTATTTCTTTAATATTATAACAGCTATAAATGAAGAAAGTCAGGTATAATTACCTGACTTTCAATACAATAAACAATTTATTTTAAATTATCCACATTTTGAGCTACCACAACTCTTACATTTTAAACAACCTTCTTCAAAAACTATACTATCTTCAACACCACAACTCAAACATTTAACACCCTTAGCTTTTGTACCGTCCTTTATGTATTTCTTTAAACTACGAACAACACCAGCTTTCCAAGTCGTTAAAATTTCTTCATCTAATGTTAGGCTTTCAACTAATTCAACTACATATGGTAATGGCATACCGTGTCTAAGGATACTAGATATCATTTTAGCATAGTTATGATAATCAGAATTAAAAGCTTGAGATAACCCTTTAACAATCATTACATCATCTGTTTTATGGTTGATAATGAAATCATACCTACTTTTACCTTCACTCTTAGTTTTTCTAATAACACCATTCTCCACAGATTTTGGTACTTCGAATGAAACCTCTTTACCAGTAAAAATTTCATATGGTCGTCCATCAAACAATCCTACAATAGCTATCCATTTCTCACCTTTGTTTACAAACCTATGAACATCAGCATCTAAGAATTTTGGCCTCTTTGGTGCGTGGTTATCAGCAAACATTTTTTCTTTCTTCAATTCTTTCTTTTCGCTTTCACTAATAAGTACACCACTTCTAGAACCATCTCTATAAACTGTGATTCCTTTACATCCACTTCTCCAACCTGTTTCATAAACATTAGCTACTACTTCTTCAGTAACATCTTCAGGTAAATTAACAGTTACAGATATTGAGTGGTCCACATGTTTTTGAACCAACCCTTGCATTTCCACTTTCTTAACCCAATTAACATCATTTGATGTCGCTTTATAGTAAGGTGATTTCTTAATAAGTTTATCTATAGCTTCTTTATCCATAGCCATAACTTTTTCGATATCATAACCCTTAACTTTTAAGTAATCAATAAATTTATGATGAAACACAGGGTATTCTTGCCAAGAATCACCAACACTATCAACGAAATCTACTCTAACATTTTTATCATTAGGGTTAATTTTTCTTCTTCTCATATAAGATACCATAAACACTGGCTCAATACCAGAAGTTGTTTGAGTAAGAATACTTACAGAACCTGTTGGTGCTATCGTTAATAAAGCGATATTCCTTCTACCATATTTAACCATATTTTCATATAGTTCAGGGTCTTGTTTCTTAATTCTATTAATAAACGGATTGTTCTCTTCTTTTTTACTATCATAAATAGGAAAAGCACCTCTTTCTTTAGCCATTTGAACAGATGATGAATAAGCTGCTAACTTTAACGTTTTATGCATCTTATCAGCAAATTTATTAGCCTCATCAGTACCATATGTTAAACCTAAAGCTGCAAACATATCACCTTCAGCTGTAATACCTAAACCAGTTCTTCTACCTTGAATACATTTGTTTTTAATGTTTTTCCAAAGGTTAAGTTCTGCTCTTTTAATTTCAACGTCTTCTGGGTCAGCTTTAATTTTAGCTATAATTTTATCAATCTTTTCTAATTCTAACTCAATTAAATCATCCATCAACCTTTGTGCTATTCTAACATGCTCTTTAAATAAAGTATAGTTAAATTTAGCGTTTTCTGTGAATGGATTTTCAACGTATGAATATAAATTCAAGATTAATAATCTACAAGAATCGTTAGCACATAAAGTAATCTCACCACAAGGGTTTGTTGATACTGTTCTAAAACCTAAATCAGAATAACAATCTGGAATTGATTCTTTTATGATTGTATCCCAGAATAAAATCCCAGGTTCTGCTCTCTTCCAAGCATTATGAATAATTTTCTTCCATAATGGTGGTGCATCTATTAATTTAGTAAATTTTGGTTCGAATGAATCTATTGGGTATTGTTGTGTGAATTGTTTTCCAGATGTTGCCGCTTTCATAAAATCATCTGATATTCTAACCGATACGTTAGCACCAGTTACTTTCTTTTCATCCATCTTAGCATCGATAAAGCTTTCAGAATCTGGGTGTATAATGGAAATTGACTCCATTAAGGCCCCTCTCCTTCCATCTTGGGCTACTTCTCTAGTTGAGTTGGAGAAACGTTCCATAAAGGGGACAACACCTGTAGATGTCAAAGCTGAGTTTTTAACAGGTGAACCTTTTGGTCTAACAAAAGACAAATCTAACCCAACACCAGCTCGTCTTTTCATTAATTGAACTAATTCTTGGTCTAATTTTAAAATACCACCATACGAATCAGAATCTTTTTCATTACCGATAACGAAACAATTTGATAGTGATACTATCTGATAGTCATTACCGATTCCAGCCATTGGACTTCCTTGTGGTACAATATATTTAAAATTTTGCATAACGGCAAATATTTCTTCTTCTTTTAAACCATTTGGATGTTTTGCCTCAATCCTAGCAAATTCTTTTGCTATTCTTTTATGCATATCTTCTGGGGTTAATTCATAAAAGTTACCTTCTGAATCTTTCAATGAATATTTATTAACCCAAACTTCGGCAGCTAATGTATCACCATTAAAATATTTTATTGAAGCTTCGATTGCTTCTTCCCTTGTGTAAACTTTTTTCAATATTTCTTCTTTAATTTTAGTTTCACTAATCATATTATCTTCCATACATTGTCACCTAATTATCATTATTATTATTTTTATCTATTACTATTTCATTAATATCCTTATTAATATCTTCAGGTTTTGTTTCAATACCAATTAAACTATCTTTAAGAACACGTTGTGC